AAGTTTAAACAAACGTTTTACTTATAGATGTTGATTTATCTTTTGTAAGATTAAGAGGATTGCCACCTAGGAAGGACATTTCTGGTCTGTTTCACACAGACTTTGTTAAAGGGCCCTTCAGTGGCTATCTCTTGGGAAGAGATCTCCAGGGAAAGCTTTTCGTCAGGGAAGCAAGGGTGATTCGATCCATCCCTGCCCCTGGCGCTTTGCGCGAAATGTACACTGGACCTCCGATGCATACAGTTTACGAGTACATCGCTACTCCCACGCCTGTGCGTGGTGATTGCGGTGCACTTTTGATAGCTGAGACAGCGTCAGGTCCTATGATACTTGGGATTCATATGGCTATAAACACCAATATACAAGATCGGTGCTATGCCATCCCTGTCCTTCAAAGTAGTCTGCCTGCTGTGTCACCTTTTATGATACAAAATGGCAGTGTAAATTTGCGTAATGGCTCTTACGGGTGCGGCATTCGTGAACTCCATTTTAAAAGTCCTCTCCGATTTATCAGAGAAGCGTCTATGGAGGTCTTCGGATCTCTGGATTCACAACGCTTCGAGCCTAAAACCCATGTAGCTCCTACTCTCCTGGCCCCATTTCTTGCCGATTTCGGTATTCTTCCTACTAAGGGAGCACCATGTATGAAAGGCTGGCAACCGAGACATCACAATCTTAAATTGATGAGTGATACCTCGAATAGCATAGACTTGGATATCCTACGAGAGTGTGTGGATTGTTTTATCGCAGACGTCACGAAAGTTAAAGATGTTAAAATTCATGTTCTTGACATGTATACTGCGATTAATGGTTCACCTGGCACGACTTACGTTGATGGTGTTCCGCGTGGTACTTCCGCCGGATTTCCGTATAATCGTACTAAGAGAAGCTTACAGATTGAAGATGTAAGGGAAGACTATCCTGATGGCATCACTTTTACAAGTGAGGTCATGGAGGAAAGCGAGCGAATTGAGAATTGTTATTTAAACAATACACGCGCTCGCCCTGTCTTTACCTGTCACCTTAAGGATGAACCAGTTTCTTTTAAAAAACAAGATATGGGAAAAACCAGAGTCTTTTCTGGAGCCAATTTTCCTTGGGTTATCTTGGTGAGAAAGTATT